TTGTGTGCATTGATCACATTTTTTCTAGTATTTTTATCTTTAATTAAAATGGATACTCTCCTATATAATTTAGATTTACCAAGAGTAAATTTTCGTTTTATTGTTTTTTTTATAAATTGTTTTTCTACGATAGGTTTATCAGTTTTTATTAATTTTGCGTCTACTATATTTGCGTCTACTATATTTGCGTCTACTATATTTGCGTCTACTATATTTGCGCTTCGGCTCGCTCCAACTCCGGAGACATTAGTCGAAGGAGTTATTAAATTCTGAGATATCATTATTTTTTCAAGTTTATCATCGTCTTGCTGTTTTTTTATTCTATTTTTAAGTATATCTAATTTACGTTCACGTTCTGAAATAACCATAGGTTTATCTGGTATTTGGAGCGACCCGTAGCCGAAGGCGCCGGGTGTAAGCGTAGCGAAAAGCGATGGAACTCCGGAGACGTTAGTCGAAGGAGTTATCGGAGTTATAGAAGGAATTTGTTTTTTTGTCAAATTCCAATTTCTATATGTGGGTTTAACCCCACCTTTTAAACAACCATACGGTACAGAATTATCTACACCGTAATTTAATTTAATTCCTTCTATAAATGAATCAATATCATTTGTTTTAAACGGTTCTTTTAATTCTTCTGGTAATTCTAAATTTACAAATAGGGGATGTGACGGAGCGGAACGCGTAGTTACAGACACAGAATACGGGACGCTAGTGGAGTATTCTGGCATAGGAACTCCGGAGTTATTAAATGAAGGAGGTTGGTGGAAAACGGAGTTAATAGACGATGGGGTTACATAAATATTTGGATTTTTTACAGTTTTTCTAGCTAAACTTTCTCTATTTTTTTGAACATTTGTATCATACTTACGTTTTTCATTATTTTCCTTATGTTTTTTTGATAAACTAGATAAATAATGAATAGAGTCATAAAATTCATCCATTTCTTCCTCTTGTTTTCCACCCCCAACACCTTTATCTTTATTCGGATTTTGTTCATCTAATTCGGACTTCTCTTTTATCTTATGTTCTTTAATTCGATTTAATAACTGTTTCTTTAAAGAATTTGAATTTATTATTAAAGCTGGGGTTGGCCTCTCACGTTTTTCTCTTTGTTTTTTCGTTTTTTCACTACCCAAATTAAATAATTCCGGATTTATCTTAATTATTTTTTTTGTAGACATTTTGTATTATAATACAGAGTTGAAAACAATTTTATAATAGAAACTCATCTATTGTGTTTTTTCTAAACCCGGATATTATTTATATTTGTAAAAATCAATTTAAAAATAAATTGATATATAAAATAACTGGTCGATGAATGCACCAATAAATATAATGAACGACAATAATCAAAGTCAATCTAAATCAGAAAACGATAATAAATCGGAAAATGATAATAAAGAAAATAACGATAAAAAAGAAAATTTGTCTTATGATATTAATAATGAACCATATATTGAAACTCCGTGGAATATAATAGAGTCTTATTTTAAAGGCCATCACCTTGAAAGACTGGTTCAACATCAAATAGAATCGTATAATAATTTTGTAGGATACCAAATTATTAAAACAATAGAAATGTTTAATCCCATTCGCGTCGCATCGGAACAGGATTACGATATAAAATCGGGAAAATACGCACTAGAATTATTTATCACCTTTGATAATTTCCATATTTACCGTCCACAAATTCACGAGAATAACGGCGCAACAAAATTAATGTTCCCTCAAGAAGCCCGCTTACGTAATTTTACATATGCGTCGGCAATGACCATAGACATTAATATCAAATTTGTGATTCGTAATGGTGTTGATCTTGAAAATACACAGACGTTTCATAAAACCCTACCTAAAATTCAAATAGGAAAAATGCCTATTATGTTAAAATCTAAAATATGTGTATTATCCCAATATAAACACGTAGAGCATAGAAATACAGGTGAGTGTAAATTTGACGCAGGAGGTTATTTCATTATTAACGGCTCGGAAAAAACCGTCATTGGGCAAGAAAGAGCCGCCGAAAATAGAATATATGTCTACAACATATCTAAAAATAATACAAAATACACGTGGAGTGCTGAGATAAAATCTATTCCCGATTTTAAATGTATATCACCAAAACAAGTAAATATTATGGTCTCATCTAAAAACAACGGATTTGGGTTTTCATTAGCTGTTCAACTTCCTAGAGTCAAACAACCCGTTCCTCTATTCATTGTATTTCGCGCACTAGGTGTTATTTCCGACAAAGAAATATGTGAAAAAATCCTACTGGATATTCGCAGCGACAAATACAAGGATATGCTAGAAGGATTACAGGCGTCTATTATTGAAGCAAATACTATTATGACACAAGAAGATGCCATTAAATATATTCTAACTTATGTGATGTACACTCCTATTAATATGGATAGAGAAACTGGATTAAAGAAGAAAACTGAATTTACTATGGATATTTTAAAGAACGATTTATTTCCTCACTGTAACAATGCCGAACAAAAAATGTACTTTCTCGGATATATGGTGACGCGCCTGTTACAAGTAAGTTTTGAATGGGTGAAGCAAGATGATCGTGATTCATTCGTTAATAAACGTGTTGACCTTACTGGAACTCTTCTCAATAATTTATTCCGCAATTATTTCAATAAATTAGTAAAAGATATGGAAAAACAAATTATAAAAGAAATAAATACCGGTTCGTGGAAATCTACCGACGACTACCAGAGCATTATTAATATGACTAATATTTATAAAATTATTAAATCGACTACCATTGAAAATGGTATTAAGCGTGCGCTATCTACTGGTGATTTTGGTATTAAACATATTAATAGTAATAAAGTAGGAGTCGCGCAAGTGTTGAACCGTTTGACATATGTTTCCAGTTTAAGTCACGCCAGAAGAGTATCTACTCCGACTGATAAAAGTGGTAAACTAATTCCTCCTCGTAAATTACACAATACATCTTGGGGATTTCTATGTCCTGCTGAAACTCCAGAGGGTCAATCAGTTGGCATCGTTAAAAATCTGAGTTATATGACACACGTTACCATTCATTCTAATACGATGCCTATATACGAATATGTGAATCCGCATATCGTTGAACTGCATAATTTAACTCCGGTTGAATTATATGGAAAGGTAAAAGTATTCATAAATGGTGCGTGGATAGGTATTTCGAATAATCCCGCCGAATTATTTAAAATGTTGAAGGATATGAAATATAGTGGAATTATAAATATATACACCTCTATTGTGTTCGATTATAAATTAAATGAAATTCGCGTGTGTAACGATAGTGGTAGATTAACCCGTCCGATTTTGCGCGTGAAAGATAATAATCTATTGATTACTAAATCGATAATCAATGACCTGAAAAATAATAAAATGACGTGGGATGATCTTCTAACGAATTGTAGAATAGACGATTCTATTATCGAATATATTGATCCAGAAGAGCAATCGTGGTCGATGATTTCAATGAAACCGAAAGATTTAATAAATCCCGGTGACGGTTCCATTCAAAAATACACGCATTGTGAAATTCACCCCAGTACAATATTCGGGGTTTTAGCATCGTGTATTCCATTTCCCGAGCATAACCAATCTCCCAGAAATACATATCAATGTGCTATGGGGAAACAGGCGATGGGTGTATATGTCACTAATTTTGAGCAGCGTATGGATAAAACGGCCTATGTCTTAACTTGTCCGGCGCGCCCATTGGTCGACACTCGTCTTATGAATATGATTGAATTGATGAAAATTCCATCTGGGTGTAATGTAATTGTTGCAATTATGTCCCACACCGGATATAATCAGGAAGATTCATTATTGTTTAATAAAAGTTCCATAGACCGCGGACTATTTCAAGCAACGATTTATCATACCGAAAAAGATGAGGACAAACAAAAAATAAATGGTGATGAGGAAATCCGATGCAAACCGGACCCCGCGAAAACAAAAGGGATGAAATTTGGAAATTATAATAAAGTGAATAGTAAGGGATTAATCCCGGAAAATATGATTGTGGAAAATAGAGATATTATTATTGCGAAAATCACCCCCATTAAAGAAAATAGAAATGACCATACGAAAGTTATTAAATATGAAGACCAAAGTCGCATTCATCGAACAAATGAGGAGACTTATGTCGACAAAAACTATATCGATAGAAATGGTGATGGATATAACTTTGCAAAGGTGAGACTTCGAAACGTCAGAAAACCTATTATTGGTGATAAATTTTCGTCTAGGCACGGGCAAAAGGGTACCATCGGTAATATTATTCCAGAAGAAGATATGCCGTTTACTCGTGACGGTGTTAGACCTGATATTATTATTAATCCTCACGCGATTCCTTCTCGTATGACAATCGGACAGTTAAAGGAGACTGTATTGGGTAAAGTGTTAGTCGAACTCGGATTATTCGGAGACGGCACTAGTTTCGGTGAATTAGACGTTAAATCGATTTGTAGTGAATTATTAAATGTCGGATATGAAGCGCGTGGTAATGAACTTATGTATAATGGACTAACCGGAGAGCAATTAGAGTGTAATATATTTATTGGGCCAGTGTTTTATCAAAGATTGAAACATATGGTCAGCGATAAAACACATAGTCGTTCTATTGGTCCGATGGTTAATTTAACGCGACAGCCTGCTGAGGGTAGAAGCAGAGATGGTGGTCTTCGCTTTGGCGAAATGGAGAGAGATTGCGAGTGCCAAGGGACCCCCCTTGCTTTATCTTGCGGAATTTCAATTTCTATAGAAACGATGGAAAGTTGTGAATGGGAAGTGCTTGGATGGAGTGAAAAACATAATGGAGTTGTAAAGGCAAAACAGAGTGGATTTATGTATAAAGGTGAAAGAGAATGTGTAGAAGTAACAATGGAAGATGGACGGAAAAAAACTTGTACAGAAGATCACCCAGTATTAAATTCAAATAATGAATGGGTAAAGGTAAAAGATTTAGTATTGAATGAAAGTAAATTAAAAGTGAGTGTTACTTGTCCATTAGTGAATATTCAAGAAGAAATAACCGAGTGTAATGGATGGAACTTGCAAGTAGGTTCATTAATGTTATCCACAACTCCTTCGACTAACGTCTCCGGAGTTCCATCTCTCACCGGCGCCTTCGGCTACGGCTCGCTCCAAAATACGTCGCAAGAATATTTAAAAACATTGGCATTTGCGCGTATTATTGGTTTATTAATAACGGATGGTCATATTTCATCATATAAGAAAACCAATGGAACTGTGGTTATGATGGGTCGTGTGTTTTTAGGACACATGCTGGATGTAGAATCGTTTATGAATGACTTACGGTTATTTTGTATTAGTAAACAAGAAAAATTTATTCATAAAAATTTGTTTATGGTTCACATTCCGCTTGCGCTTATGAAAAATATTATTCAGTTACCCGGACTATTATGTGGTAGAAAAGTAACTCAACCAGGAGTCCTCCCCGAATTTATAATGGATTCGAATTGTCCTAGACCAATTGTTCGTGAATTCTTGGCAGGAATGTTTGGTGGAGATGGACATACGTGTTATTTGGGTATGCATCGCGGTAAACGAGACATTCTAACATCTATTTCCTTCTCCCAAACCAAGAATTATACCCAATTGGGATCATTACAAAAAATGATGGAAAATATAAATGTACTTTTGAATAAATGTGGAATTGAAAAAATAACGATACAAAAATTAAAAGAAACGTCTTATTCTAAAAATAAAAATAACGCCGAAATAGCCGAAACATCACGTAATTATCAGTTACTATTACATTTAGATATTAATGAGTTGATTCCCTTTTCAGAAAAGATCGGTTTCAGATATTGTTGTCATAAATCACAAAGATTAGAAGCGGCTGTATCATATAAACGATTAAGAACGGAAGTTACGAGACAACATAATTGGTTGGTGAATCGTGTTGATGAGATTACCAATTTCAAGGAAATCAAGACGACGAATCCTACAAAGATTGTTCATACAAAACAGGCGATTTTACAAGCAGTCGAAGAGTTAAAAAAAACGGAAGCATTATTACACGAATACGCAATTCCATCCACTCACGATATTACAGATCATTTGATTAAAGGGACATCGTTTGGTAAATTTACATCGAAATCATTCCCGACTGCAGAACAATTTTTAGAAAAAATTGGTGCGTTGAGTTGGTTTTTAGAAGAAGATAATAAAACTAAAAATAAAGGCGACATTGAATTTGAAGAAGAAGAAGAAGAATTAGATAATGATGTGGATGATGATGCTGATGATACTATTACAAATAATAATAAAGAAAAATGTAAATCCTCAGAATACTCCACTAGCGTTCCGTATTCTGTGTCTGTAACTACGCATTCCGCTCCATCACATCCCCTATATGGAGTAAATCGCGATAATGAATCATTGCCAACTATGAATCTCACGGTTATTTCCCGCAGACCAGTTGGATTGAAAAAGGTATATGATATTCAAGTAGACGAAGTTCATTCGTTTTTAGCAAATGGAATTGTCTCACATAATTGTATGATTTCACACGGTGCGTCTAAGTTTACACGCGGTAGAATGTACGACGCATCAGATAAATATCAAGTACACGCGTGTAGAAAATGTGGGTTGATCGCATCATATAATGACGAAATGCATATTCATCATTGCCGAACATGTGATAATAGAACTGATTTTGCATATGTCGAAATTCCATATGCGTGTAAATTATTATTCCAGGAATTAATTACTATGAATATAGCACCCCGTGTTATTACAAACTATTAAACTCCTTCGACTAACGTCTCCAGAGTTCCCTCATATTATTATTTGATGTACATATCTTTTTCCATTAAATAAAATGTAGAATCAATAAGGTCCAATGGATAAATACATCTTCCGCCAGAATTATATATTTTTTTTGCCGTCATTTGGAGGAAAATGGAGTTAACAGCCGGAACATTTCTGTTCACTTCGCTCACATCCGCTGACGCTACGGCTCGCTCCAAAGGAGTTCGAATAGTAGAATCGTCTCGCTCCACCGTTATAATTACACGTGAATTTAATATATCTAACAATTCTTTACCAGTTTTATGCGTAAACCCATAAATTACTGATTCATTCACTTGTGTCCACCAATAAATATCTACACCTCGATAATAACATAATTGAAATTTTATATTGACAGATTCATATCCATTTTTACGTTTTAATTCTGGATAAAATCCTTCGTGTTCTTTATCGATTTTATTATAATACATTTTACACACAATGATTTCGGTTTTTACTATATTATAAGTAGCCATTGAAAAATCAACCATTTCTCATTGTTATATTATATTATATACACATTTTTACAAAAAAATATTTGTAAAAACGTATTATTATTATTATTATTATTATTATTATTATTATTATTATTATTATTAGTTTAGTGGAGGAAAACGGAGGCGTTAGCCGAAGTTTTCCGAGGGAACTCCGTAGACGTTAGTCGAAGGAGTTTGAACCCTTTGGAGCGACCCGTAGCCGAAGGCGCCGGGGAGCGAGGGAACTCCGGAGACGTTAGTCGAAGGAGTTTAGCTTTTTTATAGCATACACCAAATATGTAGTTATCGTAAATAAAATTCCACCCCATAATGTATCTTGAGCAACTGTTTTCCAACTCCAATTTTTTAATAAAGCCATTGAGGTTAATTCATATACGGCATAAACTACAAAGCCAAATATAAAGGCATCTATTAGAGGTCGTTTATCCTTAATAATAAAATAATATAATCCATATACTAATACCATATAACATAATATAGCAGCATATATATTCATTTGAATATCCGCACCCTGTATAAGTTTGATTTGGTTATTGAACATCTTTTTTATTGAATATAGATAACCCGTGTCAATTACAACTAATATAATGGATATCAAAAGT